ACAAAAGCTGAAGGTGCTGCAATATCTTATGAATCTGGCAGAGAAGGATTTGTATCAAGATACGTGCATGAAACTATCGCTTTAGCATTCTCAATTACTGAGGAAGCAGAAGAAGATGGTTTGTACGGATCTTTAGGTGCAAAATATGCTAGAGCTTTAGCAAGATCAATGCAACACACTAAAGAGATCAAAGGTGCAAACATCTTAAATAATGCAACTAGCGCAACACAACTAGGTGGTGATGGACAACCTTTATTGTCTACTGCACACCCTCTAGGTGGTGGCGGTACTGCTTCTAACAAACTAGGCACTGCAGCTGATTTAAGTGAAACTTCTTTAGAATCACTTTTAATTCAAATTGCACAAGCTGAAGATGATAGAGGTATACCTATCGCACTAACTGGACAAAAGTTAATTGTTCCACCAAATTTAGTGTTTATTGCTGAAAGAGTATTAAAGTCTAATTTAAGACCTGGTACTGCAGACAATGACATTAATGCAATGAGAAATATGGGTATGATCCCTGGCGGAGTAGTCGTAAACCAAAGACTAACTGACACAGATCAATACTTCATTATGACTGATTGTCCTGATGGAATGAAACACTTTGTTAGAGCACCAATCAAAAAAGCTGTTGAAGGCGATTTTGAAACTGGTAATCTAAGATACAAAGTTAGAGAAAGATACTCTTTCGGTTTCACAGACTGGAGAGCTGTTTTCGGTTCAGAAGGAGCTGCATAATAATAATAAACAAACTAGGCGTAGAAATACGCCTAGTTACCCAAACGACAGCATAGCTGACTATCAAGGAGGATAGACTTATGGGAACAACTACATTTTCGGGACCAATTAAAGCGGGAACGATTAATCAAACAACAGGAACTACACTTGGTGCAAATGTTGTAAATACTGGTTTTGTTGTAATGGCACAATCTGCTAAAATTGACATTACTGGAGCTTCACATTTAAATCAAGTTTGTGGAACTATTCCTGCTAATTCACAAATAGTAGATGTTATATTAAATGTAACAACTGTTAATAATGATTCAAACGCTGCAACAGTTATTGTTGGTACAGCAGATGATGGAAATGCTTTTATTCCATCTACAAGTGTCAAATCATTAGGAACTACTAGAGGTACTTTAGACACTGAAGCTACAAATATTGGTACAACTGATATTCAAGTTTTAGCTGACTTTACAGGTACAGATGGTGATGGAACAACTGGTAATGCAACTGTTACTGTTATGTATATGCAAAACAATTCAATTGCAGATGCGGGAGACGTTCCAGCATAATACTTTTTAGGGGGACCCATAAGGGTCCTCCTTATAAGGAGAAAACATGTTAGAATTTTTAAAAGAAAAAGGTGAAGCTTTAAAAAATTTTTTAGATAAAGATGAAGAAGAAAAAGAAGAAACATCATCTGTAGAAAAATTACTTGATTTTCAAAAAGCTAAAGAAGATTCAGATATTTCTATGACTTCTGAACAAAAACAAGTTGCTAACACAGATGATACATCTGAAACAGAAAGTATTGAACAAATTTTAAAAGATGAATCTTCTAAAAAAGAAGAAGAAGGTAAAGAAAAAGATTTAGACGAAAAATTAAAAGATATTGAAAAAGTAATTTCTGCATTTGGAAATCAAACACCTTTAAGCACTTCATCTAAAACACCTTTTACTAAAGATTTAAATTTAAATAAACCCATAGATTTTTCAACAACTATTGCTAAAGGTTATGTAACTCCAATGATATCACCTTCCACTAGCCAAGATGATAGAATTGCGTTACTATATGAAAACCTTAAAAAACAAAATTTAATATAGGAGGACAAATGGCAGGATCGGATCTAAATGTAGCTTTTACTTCTAATACTTCAGGTACACAAGAATTATTTGGTGGACCTACTAGATTAAAAGCATTTATTATTACACCAACAGCTAGTGCGGGAACAGTAGTTTTTGCTGATGGAGGAACAAATAAGTTTACAGTTTCTACATCTGCTAGTGCAGCATCAGGACCAGTTAATATTGGTTTACCAGATGAAGGTGTAAAATTTAGCTCAAACTTACAAGCAACATTAACAAACGTTGCTGGGTTAACAGCATTTCATGCATAATGGCTACATCGAATACAGCAACATTTAATCTTACAGTTAATGACTGTATACAAGAAGCATATGATAGAATAGGAGGAGATCCTATTTTAGGATATGATGTACGTTCTGCACGTAGAAGTTTAAATATTATGTTTAGTGATTGGGCTAATAGAGGTTACAATCAATGGACAGTAGAATTAAAAGATGTTTCTGTATCACAAGGCACTGTAAGTTATACTTTAGATTATGATTTAGTAGATATTATTAATGCTAATATTGTTGATAGTGATGGTACTGAATATTCAATGACAAGACTTGGTTTGAACGATTATGCTGCCATATCAAATAAAACTCAACAATCAAGACCTACTCAATTTTATTTACAAAGATTAAATACGCCTGTTATTAAAATTTATCCAGCTCCAGATCAAGCTTATACATTAAGATATTACAGAATGAGAAAAATTCAAGACGTAACTGCCTCAACAGTAAATGGTGTTGAACAAAATTTTGATATTCCATTTAGAGCTTTCGAATGCATGTGTGCAGGTCTTGCATATTATCTTTCGAAAAAAAGAATTAATATAGATCAAGCTCAAAGAATGGAATTAAAAACTGATTATGAACAAGCTTACACAAGATTAGTTGCTGGTGATGATACACCTTCTACAAGAATTTTACCTTCAACTACAAATAGATTTTATACATAATGGCAAATAAACTTGCAGATAGAAGCAGACGACCTCATAGAGCACCACATAATAAATTTAGTGGTGGACAATATGCAAGAGCTATATCTGATAGATCAGGTTTAGAATTTCCTTATCAAGAAATGGTATTTGAATGGAATGGATCTTTTGTACATACTTCTGAATTTGAACCAAAACAACCACAATTAGATTTAACTTATTTTACTGATGCACAGTCATTAGAAAATGCTAGACCACAAGCTAATTTATCATCAACTGGAGGAGTACCAAATCAAATTGAAACAATCTTTCCTCCAAATGCTGGTTATATTCCAGCTGTAGGAATTGCACAAGCAAGCACAAATTTGTTATCAACTGCATTAGGAAGTGTTACAGTAGTCATAACATGATTACAGAAAAAAAATATGGTGTTATGGTCGCAACACCTTGTTATGGCGGTCAACTTACCGAAGGATATCTTCATGGTATTCTTGATTCAATGAACAAAGCTCAAAGAAAAGGAATACAATTACATTTAAATACAATGGGTAATGAAAGTTTAATAACTAGAGCTAGAAATACTTTAGTTACTCAATTTCTTGATGCAGAAGCAAAAGATCCTGAAAGATTTACACATTTATTATTTATTGATAGTGATATTGGTTTTAGAGGTGAAAATGTAATTAGACTTATAGAATCAGATTATGATGTATGTGCAGGGATATATCCTAGAAAATCTATTGATTGGGATTCAATTCCAAAATTTATAGAAAAAACTGGAAAAGAACATTTAGAAGCAAAAGCTTTAGGTTACAATTTAAATTTTGCTAACCCTAATAATTTATCTTTGAAAAATGGATTTATTGAAGTTTTAGATGCAGCTACAGGTTTTATGTGTATTAAAAAAGAAGTATTTTTTAAAATGAGAGATGCTTATGCCAATCTTAAATATACATCTGATCAAATTATAAATGGTCAAAGATTTAAAAGTGATAATACTTATGCATTTTTTGACTGTATTATTGATGAAAAAAGTAATAGATATTTATCAGAGGATTATTCTTTTTGTAGATTATGGCAAAAGATAGGTGGTAAAATCTTCGCTGATGTTATTAGTCCACTAACTCATTATGGAACTTATCCATTTAAAGGAAATGTATGGACTAAATTTGAAGTAGAAGGAGCAAAGAAAAATGACAATGACTTACAGCAGTCTAAAGACTGATATACAAACATGGGCTGAAAATACTGGTACAGATTTCAATGCTCAGTTAGATACTTTTATAGATAATACTCAACAAAAATTATCAAGAGAAATAGATCCTACTGGATTTAATCAGAATGTTCAATCTAACACAAGTATTGGAGATAGATTTATTACACTTCCATCTGCTATTGAGCCTATGTTATTAAATTATGTTAATATTCTAGTAAATAATGAAAGACAATTTTTAGAAATAAAACCATTGGAATATGTTCAAGAATATTGGCCGAATTCATCAATAACTTCTACACCAAGATATTTTTCTAACTTTGATGATAATACGTTATACATTGCTCCAACACCAGATGCTGTATATAGAATAGAATTAGGATATCAAGGTAGAATAAATCCATTATCTAATACTAATACAACCAATTGGTATACTGAAAATGCTTCTGATGCTCTTTTATATGGTTGTTTATCTGAAGCAAATCTCTTTACAAAAAACATGGAAGACTATAATATATATAAACAAAAGTATGTCGAAAGTGTGACTGCTATCAATAATGAAGCTCGTAGAAACAGAAGAACTGATTACAAGTTTCCTGGTAGTCCACTAGGCGAGAATACATTAACTGGAGGACAATAAACATGGCTATATCTCAAGCGATAACAGTGTCGTTTAAACAAGACTTAATGTCGCCTGGCGGAAACTTAGAGGCTTTGACATTGAAGTGTGCACTTTACGACAACACTGCAACTCTAAATCAAAATACAACTGCTTATATTACAGCTAACGAAATATCAAGCAGTGGTACAAACTACACGACTGGCGGACAAGTATTGACTAATGTTGCTATCTCTACTGATGGAACAACAGCTATTTTTGATGCTGACAATGTTTCATTTGCAAATGCAACAATTTCTGCTCAAGCTGCATTAATTTATAATGCTAACAATAGTAATTCATCTATTGCAGTATTAGATTTTGGTGGTGTAAAAACATCTACGAATGGTACATTTGAGTTACAGTTTCCTAACGCTGACGCATCGAACGGTCTAATAAGAATAGCATAAGGAGGTAAATCCTTATGAGCACATGGGGCCAAGGTCAATGGAACTTAGGTTCTTGGGGAAATTCAGCAAGTGGTGCTGTTATATCTGGACAACAACTTACCTCTTCTGTAAATAGTGTTACTGCTAATACAGAAGTAAGATCAGGTTGGGGAAGAGTTACTTGGGGTGCTGCAGCGTGGGGTCAATCTCCAGATGCATCAATTTCAATTACAGGAAACGAATTAGAAGTTGATTTAAATTTAGGTTTTGGTTGGGGTCGTGAAGAATGGGGAAGAGGATCTTGGGGCCAAACTTTAGGTTTTGTATTTACTGGAAATGGAAATGTTTTCTCTATTTCTACATTAAGTGCTTTATCATCTTCTTTAAATAATGTTTCAGTTATAGGAAATTCACCTATAACAATTTCTACAGCAGGTCAATTAACAACTTCTGCAGGTGATGTTTCAAATATATTAGGTAATGCAAATGTTTCGATTACTGGTGAAGATATAATTGCTGCTACTGTAAACACTTTTGCAGTTGTTGCTGGAGGAGCTATAACAATAAATACTCCTACATTAGAAGCAAATACATCATTAAATAATGATGGAATTGTTGTAGGATTAGCTAATTTTTTAGATATTACAGGACAAGGTTTAACTGTTTCTTTAAATGATATTTCTCTCGTAACAAACAATATTATTTCTGTTACAGGAGAACAACTTACTACTACAGCAAATACTATTACGCTAAGTACACAACAAATTTTATCAATTACTGGACAAGAAATAACTATTGCCTCTGCAAATATTGTACCTAATTCTCAAAACTTTTTATCTATTACAGGAAATCAAGCAAATATATCAATTAATAGTCTTAAATTTTGGGATCCGATATTACCTACAAATACAGAAACATGGACTAATATTCACTAGACAAATGAATACAAATATATATTATTTACATTATTTAAAATATGGAGTATAAACAATTATGGCATCATCTTACTCATCGGATTTAAAAATCGAACTTATGCAAACTGGCGAAAATGCCGGTACATGGGGAAATAAAACAAATAACAATTTAAATTTAGTACAACAAGCAGTTGCAGGTTATCAAGCTATAGATGTTGCTTCATCTGATGTGGCACTTGCAATGACTGACGGTACTATTTCAAATGCAAGAAATGCAACATTAAAACTTACTGGAACTTTAGCAGCAAATAGAACTGTTACTGTACCTGATAGTATAGAAAAAGTTTACAATGTAGTTGATGGAACAGATCACGCAGGTTATACACTTACATTTAAAACTGTAAGTGGAACTGGTGTTCTCTTATGTGAAGGAAATTCATATGTTATTTTTGCAGATGGTACTAATTGTGTTAAAGCAAATGAATATAAAAAATGGAGAGTTGTAACTGCAGCAGAAACTGTTCAAGCTGGTGCTCAACTTTTAGTAAATACAAACGGCGGAACTGTTACAATTACTTTACCAGCATCACCAAGTGCAGGAGATGAAGTTTCATTTATAGATCAAGGTTATGATTTTAATACTAACGCTTTAACTGTTGGAAGAAATTCTTCAAATATTACAAACGCTGCAGCAGATCTTGTTGTCAATACACAAGGAGCTGGATTTACTTTAGTTTTTTCGGGAGACGCATCTACAGGTTGGACATATAAGGAGAAATAGACCATGGCTAATTACGAAGCTACAAGGTACAATTTCGATGGTGCTAATCTTGCTGATGTAGAAGGTGTTAACACAGGATTAATTCTTCCCTGGTCTGATAGTACAGCACCTTCTGGTTTTTTGGAATGTAATGGAGCAACAGTTTCAAGATCAACTTATTCAGCTTTATTTGCTGTCATAGGAACAACCTATGGATCAGGAAACGGTTCAACGACTTTTACATTACCTGATTTACAAGATGATATAGTAGTTGGAAAATCACCTTCAAAAGCTCTAGCTTCAACTGGAGGTGCTAACACAGTTACAGCACAAGGAAGCACTCAAGCAGGTATCGGAAATACTACTTTAACTGAATCAACATTACCTGCTCATACGCACCAACCTTTTCCTACTGGTAATAATACTCGTAGTGTATATGGACCTGGTGGAATGGGTCAATCTGGAACTCAAGGAACTGCTAGTTTTACTATGCCTAATGTAGGTTCAGATGGAGCACATAACCATACTGCAGGTGGAAATTTCACTGGAGATGCAACTTCAGTATTACAACCATATTTAACAATAATGTATGTAATTAAAACTTAAGGAATTATTATGGCAAATTACGAAGCAACTAAATATAATTTTGATGGAAGCGATTTAACAGGTATTCAAGGAGTCAATACTGGTTTAATTGTTCCATGGTCTGATACGACTGTTCCATCGGGTTTTTTAGAATGTAATGGAGCGGCAGTATCTAGAAGCACTTATTCAGGTTTATTTGCTGTTGTCGGAACTACATATGGTTCTGGAAATGGTTCAACGACTTTTACTTTGCCAGATTTACAAGATAAAGTGGCTATGGGAAGATCACCTGGAAAAGCTTTAGCTTCAACAGGTGGAGCAAATACTGTAGCTTCAACAGGTAATGTAAGTGTTACTGCAGCCAATCATACTTTAACTACTCCTGAATTACCTACACATAACCACTTTCCAGGAAACTTAACTATTGGTGCTAATTATGTTCAAGCTGTTAGTAATGCTACTAATCCTGCAATTATTAATCAAGCTACATCAATTCAATTTGGTTCAACAGGAGGAGATGGAGCACATAGTCATGCAGCTGGAGGTACTTACACTGGTGTTGCAAATTCAGTGTTACAACCTTATTTAACAATTAAATATATTATTAAGACTTAGGAGAAAAAAATGGCAAATTATGAAGCAACTAGATATGATTACTCAGGAGCAAATTTAACAAATGTTCAAGGAGTAAATACTGGTTTAATTGTTCCATGGGGTGATTCTTCGATACCTTCAGGTTTTTTAGAATGTAATGGAGCAAATGTTTCTAGGTCTACATATTCAGCATTGTTCGCAGTAATTGGAACTACTTATGGGGCTGGAAATGGATCTACAACTTTTACTCTTCCAGATTTACAAGATGATTGTTGTGTAAGTGCTTCTCCTGGAAAAGCTTTGGCTTCAACAGGTGGTGCTAATACAGTTGCATCTAATGGAACTTTAGGAGGAACTACAGCTTCGACTGCTGTATCAACTCCTGAAATGCCTTCTCACAATCATAATGCTAATCCAGCTCAATCAGGTATAAGAGGTGGTGGATCGAGAGCTGGATCTGCTATAGTAGAATGTAACATGGACCCTGCTCCAAACGGAAATATAGGTCCTTCTTTTGGTGGTGGAAGTGGTCATACACATCCAATCACTGGTAATATGGCAGGTAATGCAACTTCTGTTTTACAACCTTACTTAACTTTGATATATATTATAAAAACATAAGGAGATTTAAAAATGTCAAAACACGGACTTTGGACAGTAATTATACCTAGTAAAAAAATTACTAAAAAAAATTCAGATTTTTCAATAGAAAATCCATGTCCCGAAGTAATAGATGATGAAAATTTTTGGAATCAAGCCAAGTTTAATAATGTTAATGTTATTCAATATACAGATGATAATGTAGATAATGATCAAGTTGAATATAACGATGGAAGTCCAAATGGATCTTATAATGAAGCTGTTTTTGGAAATTTCAGAACAGAGTTTATAACAAGATTTGATTCAGCACATTTAATTTCTCTTCAGAATCAATGGGACAATAATGAAAGACCTGAAATGAGAGATGAAAATGATGAACCTCTACCTGAAGAAACTGAAGAAGAAAAAATTGCTAGAATAGGACCAAGACCTACCTCTTATACTTCTGCATAAGTGTAGACTATTTTTTAGAATTAGTTTATAGAAAGTTATACTTTTATGAAAGTAACAGATGCTATTTTACAAATAGATAATTTATTTAGTGAACAATTAATAGAACGTATTATCAAATATATTAATAAAGTAGAATTAAAACCTTTAAATGTAAGTGGAGGTTTGTATTTAAATATTAGAAATGTTGAAGGTAGAACTTTAAATAAAAATTCTAATATGTCAGAAAGAATTTTGTTTTGTTATATTGCTCAAGAAATAAATAAAATTTTAGTAAATTATACAGCTAAATTTAAATTTATAGAATTAATTAAAATATGTCAAGTAGATTTATTACAATATTCTCCTGGCGGAAAATATGAAACTCATATAGATGAAGGACCAACGTCTTTCAGAAGATTAAGCTGTATAATAAATTTAAATAACGATTATGAAGGTGGCGATTTAAATTTTTATGATATGAAATATGAAAATGTTATTAAAACAATAAAAATGAAAAAAGGAACAACAGTTTTTTTTCCAAGTAATTTTTTATATCCTCATAAAATTGAACCAATAACTAAAGGAAAGAGATATAGTATAGTTGCATGGCTAATATAAAAAATAAAAAATATATTTATATTAAAAACTTCTTTGATAAAAAAGAGTTACTAATTTTAAAAGAATATTGTAAACAAAAAATACTTGAAGAAAATTTTGTATCAGATACTCAATCTCCAATTTGTCCTTCTTTTTATAAAGATTCATTAATGAATACTTTTTTATTCTTGAAAAAAGAAAGAGCAGAAAAAGAAGCAGGTTTAAAATTGTTTCAAACTTATTCTTTTTGGAGATATTATATATATGGATCTATTCTAAAAACACATACAGATAGACCTGAATGTGAAATTAGTATTACAGCTCCTATTTATAATTGTGGAGTTAAATGGCCTATTCATATGAATAATAAATGGATTAACATAAAAGTTGGAGACGCTTTAATGTATTTAGGACACGATGTACCACACGGAAGAAAACCTTTTAAAGGATTAGATAATCCTCAAGTTTTTTTTCATTATGTAGATAGAAATGGTCCATTTAGAAATAATATAGAGGAGAATGTTCGTGAAAAAAACACAGTGTATTGAAGATTTTATAGGAATATATGATGGGTATTTAGACGATACAATTTGTAATAAAGCTATAAAATATTATGAAGATCAAAATAAACTTAATAAAACCCTTAAAAGAAGTCAGTATCATAGTGCTGATGTTACCAGATTTAATGATGAAACTCTTATGTTAACTGGAGATACATTAGAAGTTTGGAAAGGAGCTCTAAATACCTTAATGATAAATTTCGAACAAGCATTAAGAGAATATGTTAAAGAAACTCAAATCTTATCTTTTTGTGGAGTAAAAGATATTAATTTTACAACTGTAAAAATTCAAAAAACAAAACCTGGTCAAGGATATCATGCTTGGCATGTAGAAAAACAAGGACATAGTGAAATGTTTAATAGAGTTCTTGCTTATACAATTTATTTAAATGATGTGGAAGAAGCAGGAGAAACTGAATTTTTATTTCAGAAAAAAAGAGTAAAACCTAAAACAGGCAGAATTGCTATATGGCCTTCAGGTTTTCCATATGTTCATAGAGGTAATCCACCATTAAAAGAAACAAAATATATTGTAACATCATGGATGTTAGCATTGCCTAACTAACTTCATTATTCAAATTTAATCTTTTCTTTTTATCCCAATCTAATTTAAGAGCAATATTGAATACAACAGAATACCTTGTTTCATCTGTTTGAACTTCTGGTACATAATGTTTAATATTAGGTGGAAAAAAATAATAATCACCAGGTTCTGGAAGTATAGTTAAATTTAATTCAGGGACTATTAAAGGACTACCTTTAGTCAAATAGAGTATTCCATGATAATCAAAATGATCATGTATTTGAACACTATGACCTTTTTTTAATTCATTTCCCCATGCTTCTTTTAAAAATTTAAATTCATGAAAGTTTTTTAATTCATGATTAGAAATTTGATGAGTATTTATAAACCAAGTTAAAAATTTTAAAAATATTGGGTGATTATTAAAAAACTCCCAATCAGTCATTCCTCCATAAACATTGGTTGCTTTCTCTAATTTTTGACTTAAATTGTTTTTTATTTCAATAATTAAATTATGTATATCTTCTGGATAAGGATAGGTTCCACAACTTATTTGTACATTTCTTAAATAAGAAACATATAGTGAATTATTAGTAGGATTTAATTTATCTTTGTTATTAAACTTTATCATAAATAATTTTTAATTTTATGTTTTATTTTTAATTCTTTTAATTCTTTATAGTGTTTATAACATAATTCTGAAAATTGTGTTAAATATAATACTTCTTTAAATGTATCTACGTTATACATTTCTATTCCATCATAACCCATTTCTTTTGCTATTTTAAGTCTATAATGTCCACAATGAATTTCATCATCTTTAATTACTCCTGGAAACATAAGACCATCTTTTTTCATAAACTTCTTTACTTGATCTAAATGTTTTTGTTCCCAATCAATTTTTAAATTATCTTTGGTTACATTTATTATTTTTTTTGGAAACCATTTAATTTTTGCTTTTAGAATTTTCATAAAGTTTTGAATGCTAAAGTTATTCTAGGGTTATGAAGATTATCTGGAGCTAATCCTCTATGTAAAGATTTTGCATTGAATCCAATTAAAGTATTCTGCTCAAAATCATAATTTGTAATATTGTCATTTTCTTTTATTTGAAAACAACCCTCTCCTTTTTTTAAAGTTTTTGTAATCATTAGTAATATAGTTAAAGCACCATCATCAGTATGCCAGTTTCCATCCATTTTATAATGCTGAACATTAATATAGGATCTTAAAACATCTTTAAATGTAAAGTGTTCTCTCAATTTTTCTACTATATATCTAAGCATAGTGTCATTCATATTTAAATTTGAATTATAAAAATTAATATTATTTTCACTATTAGGATCAGAAACATGTCCAAAAGAATGAGGTACGTCATATAAAAAAGATTTTTCTAAAAACTTAATTAAATCTAGAGGTAAAAAATTTTTAATTACTTTTGCACTCATTAATCCTTTGGATCTGGATTTCTTACTATTTTACTTCTTTCTCTTTTTTCTTGAAAAACAACTTGATATTTACCATCATAAGGTTTAAGCTTATCATTCCACCAACTAGGTGGTTTTACAGTATAGTGAGCATTTTTACCATTAGGTAATTTTTGAATTGCATCATAACATGTAATGGTTAAAAATACAAATTTAGTATTAGTAAATAAATCTTTTAAAACTTCATCAATTTTATCTTCTTGTACATGTTCCATAACGTCTATACAAAGGGTTAAATCTATTTCTTTTTGTGGTTTATTTTCAAAATCTTTAACTGCAGGATCATAACAAAAAATCATTATGCCTCTAAATATAGTTGGTAAAAAATGTTTATGAAAAAGAGCTTTTCCACATCCATAATCTAATATGGATTTTGGTTTTTTTTCATCTATTAAAGCTTTGATTTGATGTTTATATTCAGCTAAAGCTTCACCTGACCAATTTAAAGAATTAGCATTGTGAAATAATTTAGCTTGTTCTAATGATTCATATGGCATAAATTTTAGATATAATATAATAAGTATTTAATAAACAAAAAATAGTATAAATTTTGTAGATTTATTATATAATAATTTACAATATGCCACTTACACAACTTACTTTTCAGCCTGGTTTAGATACCGAAAACACCGAAACAGGTGCCGAAGGTAGATGGACAGATTGCGATAAAATAAGATTTAGAAAAGGTCTTCCACAAAAATTAGGTGGATGGAACAAATTTAGTGACGATTATTATTTAGGAAGACCTGCCGCATTACATGCTTGGATTGCTTTAGATGGTACAAAATATGAAGCTTTTGGAACAGATAGAAAAGTATATGCTTATCAATCTGGAACGAATGCTGATATTACTCCAATTAGACAATCTAATACTCTAACAAGTGTTTTTACTACCTCTAATACAAGTTCTAATGTTATTGTAAATCATACATCTCATGGAGCATTATTAGGAGATTTTGTTACTATATCTAATGTTTCAGCAAATGTAGGAGGAATAACTACCACAAATTTAGAAAACGAATTTGAAATAGTATTAATTAATAATACAAACGCTTATACAATTACAACCCCGGGAACAGCAAATGCAGATGTTACAACTACTGGAAATTGTTCTATAGAATATCAAATAAATACTGGACCAGAACAAGAAACATTAGGTTATGGGTGGGGATCAGGTACATGGTCTTCAAGCACTTGGAATACTGCAAGGTCATCTACTAATGTTATTCTAGATATGAGATTATGGAGTTTAAACAACTGGGGAGAAGATTTAATATTAACACAAAGAGATGGATTAACTTTTGATTGGGATACATCTGGAGGTATGTCTTCAAATAGATGTGAAGCTATTGCAAATGCACCATCTGCTTCAACCTTATCTGTAGTATCTACTGAATCAAGACACTTAATTTGTTTTGGTACAGAAACAACAATTGGCAATACAGCAACTCAAGATAAATTATTTATAAGATGGTCAGATCAAGAAGATTATAATTTTTGGACACCTAATGTTACTAATTCAGCTGGATCTCAAAGAATTGCTGGTGGATCAGAAATAAGAACAGCAAGACCTGCTAAAGGTACTATTCTTGTTTGGACTGATACGACATTACATTCAATGTCTTTTATTGGTCCGCCTTTTATATTTGGTTTTCGTCAATTAGGTAATGACTGTGGATCTGTCGGTATGAACAGTGCAATTGTTATTGATGATATTGCTTACTGGATGTCTGATGGACAATTTTTTAGATTTGCTGGTGCTGTTCAAGAAATACCATGTCCTATATTAAATCATGTATTTGATGATATTAATAAAACACAATATCAACAAGTTTATGCTGGCCAAACATCTGATTTTTCAGAAGTTATTTGGTATTATTGTTCTGCTGATTCTGATCAAGTAGATAAGTATGTAATTTATAATTATTTAGAAAACAGTTGGTATTTTGGAAGTCTTTCAAGAAGTACATATTTAGATAATGGAGTTGAACAAAATCCAATAGCTACTGAATTTTTTGCTAATAATACCTCTAATACTTTTACCACAATTTATGGATTATCTGCTGGAAGATCATTAATTTATAGACACGAAGATGGTGTTGACGCAGATGGTTCTGCAATGACAGCTTTTATAGAATCAGGTGATGGAGATATTGCAGATGGAGAAAATTTTAGTTTTATTAATAAAGTTATACCAGATTTCAAAAATCAAACTGGAAATGCTACAATAACACTTTCAACAAGAGATTATCCAAATAGCACTAAAACTGCAGGCGAAACTATAACTGTGTCAAATACCACACCATTTTATAATTCTAGAACTAGAGGAAGACAATCATCAGTTAAAATTGAAAGTACAGAATTAGGTAGCAATTGGCGGTTTGGTACATTAAGAATCCAAATTAGACCAGATGGAAAAAGATAAATATAAGATAAGACAAGCTAGAATAGATGATGCTGTTCGTGTTCGAGAGTTACTTAAAACATGGCTTCCAGAATCACCATATAACTTCGGTAACGTAAATAATAAGAAATTACTTGATCATATTATATTTTACATTAAGAATAGTTTTGTTATAGTAGTAGAATATGAAAATGTTATTGTAGGAACTATGGCTGCCGCTGTAGACGAAACATGGTATAGCGACAAAAGATTTTTAAGAAGTTTATGGCTTCACGTAAATCCTAAATATCGTAATTTTCATATCTTTAGAGCTATGATGATAGTTTTTAAAGAATACGCACAAAGTAAAAGATTAACTGCTTTATGCGAAATAACACAAGGTAAAGACGTTGAAAGAAAACATAACGCCTTTATTAAATTAGGTTATAAAAATATCGGAGGTACATATATAATCAATGGGTAGTCTTTTCAAACCATCAACTACAGTAGTACAAGCGCCAAGTCAACAAACAGTTACTTCGCAGATACCAGAGTATTTTAAAGAAATTCAAGAACGTACATTAAGAACAGCAGAAAATGTTTTTAATCAACCTTATGTAGGATATAAAGGTCAAAGAGTTGCTCAATTATCTCCTCAAGAACAACAAGTTTCTAATGTATTTAGTAATCAAATTTTACCACAAGCAGGTCAATTAGCACAAATAGGTGCACAAACTTTTGATACTGCAACTGCTCAACAATATATGAATCCTTATACAAATAATGTTATTCAATCAACTATATCAGATTTAGGAGAAGCTTTTGCTCAACAAGAAAGAGGAATGGCTACAAGAGCAATTGGAGCAGGTGCATTTGGTAGTGAAAGAGAAGGTATTGAAAGAGCTTTAGGAAGAGAAAGATTTTTAGATCAAGTTGCAGATACATCGTCTAGATTAAGACAAGCTGGTTTTGAATCAGGTGCACAAAGATTTGCTGCAGATAGAGCAGCACAATTACAATCTGCACAAGCACAATTATCAGGACTTGCTGGTGCAGCAGCTGGATTAGGTCAAGCTGGTAGTTTAGCAAGAGGAATAGAACAAGCTGGTTTAACAGAAGCTTATAGAGATTTCATTGAAGCAAGAGAATATCCTGCTGGTCAAGTAAGACAAATGATTGGTGCTTTAGCAGGTGCTCCTATAAGAACATACGGAGAAGAAAGATCAGCAATTGTTGGAACACCAGTAGGTGCTCCTAGTCCATTTGCACAAATTGTCGGTGCAGGTCAAGCTCTTGGAGGATTCTTCTAATGGCAATGAAAATTTTGCAAACAGTTGATGGTCCTATGAAACTTCAGCTAGACGAAGAATCATACAATAAAATGACTGATGAAGAAAAAAAAGAATTAGAATTAGCAGAAGAAAAAGGTTATGTAGTAGATGCTAAAGATTTCGTTGGTAAAGTTGATGATGGAGTTATCCAAAAATATGATAAAATAGAAGTTACAGGCGGCGATGCCTTAACTACAGAAATAGAAAAAGAAGAACAAAAAAAACCAGAAAAAAAAGAAAGTGGATTTAAAACTTTTGTTAAAGGTGTAGGCGAAGCTTTTTCAAATATTGCTGAAGGTGCTGAAAAAAAATTAGAAACTGTTTATGATGATAAAGAAAAACGAATGATGTTTTTATCAGGTTTAAATACTATTATTGATGCTTCTTCTTTTACACCTATTACACAAGCTAAATCACCACTTGGTATTATAGCTGGAGGTCAAAAAAAAGGATTTTTAGAATCAGAGGCAATTTCAACTAAAAGAAAAGAATTAGAAGCAAAAAAACTACAAGCATTAAGACAACCTAAGAGGGTCGCTGATCCAGAGGATAAAGTAATTGCTGAGATGTACAAAGATTACAATAAAAAATATAATGAAGGTAAAGCTTCAAGAATAGCCTCTGAAAGAAGTTATACTGAATTATTAAAAAATAAAAATTATACTCCTACTGGTATATTAGAAAACTTTTTCTTACCATTGAATGAAATTGCAGTACAATTAGGTTATGGTGATTTTATTAATGATATGAGAAAAAAATATGCTGACAATCCTGATCATGTACCAAGTGAAGAAGATATTGTAAAATTTAAATCAATTATAGATGCAGATTCAGGAAGTAGAATTTTAGGTAAAGCAAAAGAACTTTATCCAGTATCTAATGTTGACTTACAATTATTATTAAAAGGTGCAGGTAGTTTATCTACTAACCCTGAAGCTCTTAAAGTATTACTATCAGCAGAACGAACTTTAAATTTAATAGAAGATGAAGCTTATCCTTTAGCAATGAAATTTGCTTATCCAGGAGGACAAACTACAGGTATAGTTAATTTTCAAGCTGAAGCAACTGATATGGCTGCAAAAAATTTAGCCAAAAAATTTGATAAAGAGGTTACAGATGAAACTTTAATTGAATTATTTGGTACTAAAGAAAGAAATGATTTTAGAGTTATAAATGCCAAATTGTATCAAGATTTAAAAGTTGATAAAACAATACCAAATATGTCTGCATTTGATATATTTATTAAAGCTAAAAAAGAAAAAGAAAGCGAAATTGAAGATATTAAGAGCAAATATAAGAAAAAAGATACATAGGATAAAATGTGGCCGAAGAAACAAAATTTAATGAAGAACAACAAAAAGATTTTGAAAGATTACTTGAACTACAAGTAAGTCCTAAAGACGCCAAAAATATTATATTAGGAGTAGATGTAGAATTACCGAAAATAGGGGACACCACTTTAGATGCTCCAACTGGAAAAACTGAAAAAGATATAGATAAAAAATTACTGGCTGAATCAGGTTATAACTTAGATTTAATTGAAAAAGCAACACCTAAAGCTGAAAAAAGTTACAATGATTTATTAGTTGATAGTGCCGGTATCGAAACACAATCACAATATGTAGATAAAAAAACTCTTTTTGAATTAGAAGGTATACAAGCAGGTAAAGAAACTGAACTTTCTAATGATATAAGATTTAAATCAGGTTTTGGATTATCTGGAGATGCAGAGAAAGCAATTAACATTAAAGATTTATTAATAAGAGAATTAAAAAATACATATGGAGATGATGAAGTAAATAAATATATAGATAAAATTGATGTAAAATTTCAAGATTTAAATTATCAAAATATAACTAAAAAAGGTTTAGTTTATAAAATTCCAAAAGAATTAGGTGGCACTGATATGTATGCAGCAGTTGATTCACCAGAATTATCGATGAGAGATTTTTCAGACTTAGCTGCAGATGCAGGACCTATTGTTGCTTCAATAATTGGTGGTACATTTGGTAGTGTAGCAGGTCCAGTTGGTACAGTTGCTGGTTCTGCTATTTCTGCAGGATTAACTGAATACGCAAGATTAATGTATGGTTATCATAAATTGGGTTTAATGAACGACCAATTTAAACCAGAAGATTTTAATGAATTAGCTTTACAAAAAGCAATTAAATATGGAGCAATAGATGCTGCAGCAACCTCTGCTTTTCTAGGTGCAGCAAAATTAGTTTTACCTACTATACTTGGAAAAAATCAATTAAGCACAAAAACTATAAATGATTATATAGAAACAAAAGGTAAAACTGATTCTTCAGTTTTTGAAAAAGTAAATAAAGTTAAAGATAAAATGAAAAAAGATTTTAATTTAACTGATGGAGAAGCAGATAAATATTTTGCAGTATCAATTGGTAAAGCTTTAATAGAGCCTGCTGAAATAGGAGCTAAAACAAGTAAAATTCAAAAAATTGTATTATCTGATGAAATTGGTAATCTTAAAACTAAAGCAGAAATAAAAGCAATAGAAGATAAAATTTTAAAAAGAATTACTGGTTTAAGAGAAGTTGATAATGTAACTGCAGATAGTATTATTGAAACAGTAGAAAATCAAGTAAAAGGTCAAGCTCAGATTGCTTTAAATGTAGCAGAAATGAATGCATTAAATACAACAAAACAAGTTGCTAATTTAGAAAAAAGTTTTATAACAGACTACTCTACTAAATTATTAGATGAATTTGGTATCTATATAGATGATACATATAGAGCTATTCAAGGACAACTTAAAACTGTTGATGATAATTTAGCTACATTAGTAAATAAAAATACAGATCCTATTAATTTAAATTTAGATGAAACATTTAAAATTTTGAGTAAAGAAATTAAAAGATTTGACACAAAAGGTTTACTTCCTAAAACTTTAAAAACAGTACCAGGTAAAAGAGCTAAACCAGAAAATATTCAAAAAGCTATAGACAATAATACTTTATTTAATTTAAAACAATTATTTGATGAATCTGGTTTTAGTAAAATGGGTATTGATTTAAAAAATCTAGAACAAGGATTTAAATTATTATCTAAAAAAGGTAACCTTACTATTAAACAAATTTATACTTTAAAAAATGCTGTTGATTTGTTAGAACAATCTGCTGTAGGAGTTAAACAAGGTATTTTAAGAAATTTATCTGGATCTTTAAATAGAAATATAGCAGAAGCTCTTGCTGATTCAGGTGATTCTGCATTAGCTAAAGCATTTAATGACAAACAAATATTATTAGATTTAAAAAGAAATTCTATATTTGATAATTTTTCAAATGAATTTGCTGGTGGTAAATTAGCTTTTAATAATACTTTAGGTAAACAAGTTTCAGAAAGCGAAGCTCTTTTTACAAAACTTATAGGTGATTCAATTGAATCAAGAAAACAATCAGCAATATTTGGAAAAATATTTCAAAATAATACTGGTACAAATTTTGCTATGCCTACTTCTTCTAAAATAAAAATAGAACAAGCTTTATACAGAAATTATTTCAATAATGTTGTTGAAAAAGAAGGTATTAAAAAAATGTCTCATAATGAATTCTTTAGAAAGTTTGGAAAGAATTATGAAAATATTTTAGGAAAAGAAAAATTTAATAAATTAAAAAATACAACAAAAGTTTTAGATGAGTATGAAGAACTAAATAAATTTAGATTAGATCAAAATGCTGTTGTTTCTAAAGCATTACCTGGAATTACATGGGATGCTATTGATAGCTCTGGTCCAGGTCAAATTGTTGATTTTATTTTAAATTCTAGTGCTAAAAAAAATATTAAATTATTAACAGATAAATTACCATCTAAAACAGTAAATGATATTAGAACTATATTTTTAAGAAAAATGATGTCTGAAGTTAATGGTTCAACTTATGAGCCAAGTATTGCTAAATATATTGGTGCAAGACAGACTGATACTTTAAATGGAGCAAAATTAAATGCTTTTCTAGATAAAAACAGATCAACTATTTTACAATTATATGATAAAGAATTTTTTACTTTATATAGAGATATTGCAAATGTATTAGAAATGTTACAATCACCTGCAAAAGGCATAGGTTTAGGTGGTGGTAAAACACTTACAGATGCTGCAAATCAAGCAGGTTTATTTGTAGATATATTTGCAGGACCACTTAATCATAAAAGATTAATACTTAACAGAGCAGCACGTATTTTAGATGGATTTAAAATTAATACAGATAATTTAATGTTATTTACAGATTACGATGCATTTATAAAAGCAGCTAAAAATAATTTTATTGGAGGTAATTATCCTAGATTTATGGATAACTTACCAGGTAAAACAAGAGAAAATTTAATTGATAAAGTATTAAAAAAAATTAAATTAGAAGATACAGCAACTGGAAAATTTTTATCTAAAGAAGCAAATTTAGATCAGGTAATAAACAGACTTAATTTCGGTTTTAATAAAGCAGCAGGTCTTAGAAAAGGTTTTACTTTAAAACCATATAGAAATCCTTTAGTTGGTAAAGAATATGCGAAAGATAAATTTGAAGAAATAAAAGATACTGATCCGATGGAAGATGATGCAGATATATTTTTTCCAGCAGATATTACAGCTAGATATGCGGTAGAAGCTTTAGATTCAATATTTACAGGATTTAAAAAAACTAAAAAATTCTTAATAGATAAGCCAGATGAAACTATTAAAAAATATGAAGAGAGAAATTTAGAGGAAGAACAATTTCAAAAAGATATTAATGAATAAAAAAAGAAAATTAAATAACGCAGATACTGCACATATTAGATTAGATAATCATGAAAAATTATGTCGTATTATGCAAAAAGAAACACATGATAAGATAGAAGGATTGGCAAATCAAATTGCTAGATTGGAGAAAATATTAATTGGAGCAGCAGGTCTTATAATAACTGGCCTAGGAACAGCATTGCTTCATTTAATAGAAAGGTGATAAGTAAAAATAAAGGTTGTCTTTGTGAAAATTTAGCTGTTGTTTGGCTTCAAGAACAAGGTTATTATGTATATAAAGGTTCTCAAACACAATCTCCTATAGATATAATTGCAGTAGATCCTAAGACTTTAGAAAGCTCTTATTTTGATGTAAAACATGTAGGTCGTAGAAAGAATGGAAGTATTATTTCTAGAGTTCCTAGGATCAAAGATCCTAGAGTTCAAATATTGAGTGTAGACTTAGATAAAAAAAAGTGTAGAATAGTGCCAAGAAGGAGTGCTGTATGGAGTTAAGAAAAAAAACAGATTCAATTATAATACATTGTGCTGCAACTAAGCCATCAATGGATATTGGTTATAAAGAAATAAGAAAGTGGCACGTAGATCAAAATGGTTGGGATGATGTCGGATATCACTTTATTATAAAACGTGATGGTCAATATGAAAAAGCTCGTCCTGAAGGTTATTCTGGAGCACATGCACCTTCTCATAATGGTAGAAGTATAGGTATTTGTTTAGTCGGAGGAATGGCAGAAGATGGCGGACCAGAAAATAATTTTACTTTAGAACAATTTTTAACTTTAAAAGATTTAGTAATTATGATAATGGAGAAATATTCAGATATTACTGATGTCTTAGGACATTGTGATGTTCAAGAAAATAAACCAAATTGCCCTGGCTTTAATGTTAAAGAGTGGTTAAACAAGGAGGCTATCAATGTGGCTTAGTATTGCGAGCAAACTCGTCCCGGGAATGATTAAGACTGGAATGAAAATTGCAGCTAATAGACGACAAGCTAAAGAGTTTGAATCTATGGCTGAAATGAAACATGCAGAGAGAATGGCTAATGGAGAATTGGAATATAAAAAAGAAGTTATTAAAAATAATCAACAGGGATGGAAAGATGAGTTTGTCCTTATTTTGGTTTCCGCTCCTGTTCTTATATTGGTGTATTCTATTTTTTCTGACGATCCAGAAATTCATGCTAAATTAAAATTATTCTTCGATCAATTTAACAATATGCCTTATTGGTATCAAGCATTGTTTATTGGTGTTGTTTCAGCAATATACGGATTGAAAGGAGCCGATATAATTAAAAGAAAATAATATGGAGTATGCCAAGTGGATTACAGATTTACAGCAATTCTTATTATCTTATTATGTGGTTTGGCATTTTTCGTTGAACCAGCTTGGCCTAAACAAATAATTCTTTCCAATTATCTCCAGTAATTTGATCTGCTAATTTTTTCTTATTACTTAAAGTTTTAAGTATTTTTTCATCTATAGTTTTAGGACATACAAAATCTATATATAATACTTTATCTTTTTGACCTATTCTATGTGCTCTATCTTCTGATTGTAATCTAACTTCCATATCATAAGTATTATTGAAATATATAACAGTTTTAGCATTAGTCAATGTAAGACCATATCCACCAGTTCTAGGTTGGCCTATAAAATATTTAATCTCACCTTTTTGAAATTTCTCAACTATTTCTTGTCTTACTTCTGACTCTGTCTCTCCATAATATGTAGCAACTTTACTTGCGCCATATTTTTTAGCTAGTGCGTCACGGATCATTTGTATTGTTCTTCTAAATGTAGCCCATATAATTACACCACCTTGAGTTTCTTCCAGTACATTTAAAAGTTCATCTAATCTAGGATTAGTACCTTTAATAACTTCTTCACTTCCATCGTCAAATTTAACAAATCCACATAATATCTGCTGTAATCGCAATATTCGTGTGATTATAAGAGGCGCAGTCACTAATTTCTCTTGTTCTAGTTCTAGTATAGCACGTTTTTTAAGTTGAGTGTACATGAGCTTCTGAGGTGGTGTCATGTCGATTTGTCTAATAGTTCTTACTTTTGGTGGTAAATCTAAACATTCTTCTTTAGTAACTCTGAAACTATGCTTATCTAATATAGATTGTAATTCTTCTAATCTTTGATAACCTACTATTTCATCAAAACTATGCGTAGAAACTCTCCTTCTTCTAACAACACAAAATGTATTTCTATAAGCATAGAAACTATTTTGCAAAATATATTCATCAAGAAAATTTACTTGCGCCCATAAGTCTAATGGACCTTGGGTCACTGGTGTACCTGTTAATATTCTTCTATACTTTGCAAGACGACCTAATTTAAGACAAGCTTTAGTTCTTCTTGCTGTTCTATTTTTAATATTTGTACTTTCATCTACACAGAAAAAAGCTTTACTTGAATTAAGTAATCTATGTAAATAATTTTTACCTTTGTCTGTAGATAGAGCTTCTATATTAATTATAAAAAATTTGAGATTATGATTTGGTTTTAAAAAATCAGTAAGTGATTCTATATTTGTTTTAGTTTCAGTAGGCGACCATACTAACATTTCTGTAAATTCTTTTACGTCATCTGGCATATGAGTATTAAACTCAGAGCTTAACCAGTTTCTGTAAACACCTTTAGGTGCAGCAATAACTGCTGTATCTATTTTACCTTCTCTATAAAGATAAGCAATATTATCTATTATTACTTTAGATTTACCTGTACCTTGCTCCATAAACAAAGCATAACTTTCTTTATCTTTGCATTTTAAAAATGCATCATATTGATGTTTATAAGGTTTAGTTTTAAACTTATACTTTATAAAATCTTTTTGATCTATAAATTGTACTTGCATTAATTCTTTCTGTTTTCTAATTATTAATTTACTTTATATAGAATTTAATTTATAAGTAAATCTTAAAATGAGAAAGGAGAACTATGGCGAAAGTTTATGTAGTGCAAGAAAATCCAAGAGTTAATATTCTTGCAGCAGGACGATATGGTGAATTGATACCACTATTAAATCCTGGTAAACAAATTACATTATCGTCTGCACCTGTAGTAAGATTAATACGTCAAAAATTAAAAGATTATAATGATGACGATTTTATTCTAGCAATGGGTGATCCTGTAGCTATTGGAATTTCATGTATAATTGCTTCTGAAGTTAATAATGGAAAAGTAAATATACTTAAATGGGATAGAGAAAATAGTTGCTACTATAATGTTAAAATAAATATGTATCAGAAAGGAGAAAGTGATGTCTAAAGAAACATGGATATTTGACGAAGTTGAAAAACATAGTAAAAAGAAAAAACTTCCAAGTGTAGGACTAGAAGTAGTTACTAAAATTGGAAATAAATTGGTAGAGAAGAAAAAAAATCTTGCTAAAGAAGAAGAAAGATTAAAAACTCTAAAAGCTGAAATAAGAGAAATAGAGGAACGTGAACTACCAGATGCTATGCGTGCGTGTAATGGAATGACACGTTTCGATTTAAAAGATGGAAGTCAAATAAAAGTAAAAGACGAAATATTTTGTTCTATACCAGTAGATAAAAAAGCAGATGCTTTAAAATGGTTAGAGGAAAATGGACATGCAGGATTAATTAAACACGATGTTAAAGTTAGTTTTGCAAAAGGTGAATATGATCAAGCTGATAAGTTAATAGGTGTTCTTAATAAAAATTTTAAGAATATTCCATATGATGAAAACAGCACTGTTCATTCACAAACGCTAAAAGCTTTTGCTAAAGATCAATATAAATTAGGTGAAACTCTTCCAGAGAATTTATTTAATGTATATGAAGCATCAATTGCAAAAGTTACACTTGGAAAGGAGAAATAATGAGTGATAAGCAAATCGCTAAAAAATCAAATACTGAAATAGCAAATTTATCAGATGATTTAATTTTAGCAAACGCAGGAAAAGGTTTACAAAACATAAGTAACGATGATGTTACTATACCTAGACTTGCGATAATACAATCAGGCTCACCTCAACGTAAGAAGAAAGATGAGAAATACATTGATGGAGCAGACGAAGGTATGATATTTAACACTGTTACAAATGAACTATATAAAGACAGTTTAGAAGTAATACCTTGTGGATACAGAAAAACCTATGTAGAGTGGGTACCTAGAGATAAAGGTGGCGGACTTGTAGCGGTACACGATTACAAGCCTGAAAAAGCTATAACTGATCCTAAAACAAGAAAAACAATGTTAGGCGAAAATCAAATTGTTGATACAGCTGAACACTTTGTTTTAGTTAAAACTGCTGAAGGTTATTCACCTGCGGTATTGACAATGACATCTAGTAATCTTGGTGTTTCAAGAAAGTGGAATACACTTCTTAAAATGAAAAGAATAAATGTTAAAGGTCAAACTGTCGAAGCACCTTCATTTTTATATAAATTTAAATTATCTACAGTCGAAGCAGAAAATGATTTAGGTAATTGGCATAAATATAAAATAGAAGAAGCAGGCCAAATTGAAACTAAAGATATTTTCAAAGAGGCGGAAAAATTAGCTGATTCAGTAACAACTGGAAAAGTTAAAGCATCAGAACCAACAGAAACGTCTGGAGAAGATGCACCATTCTAAACTCTTTGAAATATTTCCTGGTTTACATCGGGCTTATGGTCATTTCTTTATTACTGAAAGAAAAGGACCAAAGCTTGATGGGTATGGAAAAACAATAAGAGAAAAGTATGACGAAAACTTGTGGGTAGAGCACCTATCTGGTAAAACAGGATTAGGTGTTATACCCATTAATGAAGACAACAAATGTAAATGGGGTTGTCTAGATGTAGACGATTATTCAGTAAATATAGAAAAAATTTCAAAACAATTTGTAAAAAAAAATTTAATAGTTTGTAGATCAAAATCAGGTGGTGCACATATTTTTGTATTTACTAAAAAATTTGTATCTGCAAAATCAATGATAGATAAACTTAAAGCCATTGCGAAAGCTTTTGGTTTTGTAAAATATGATCTAAGACCACAACAAACTCAATTATTAAATGATGATGATGTAGGAAGTTGGCTTAATATGCCATACTTTAATGGAGATGAAACAGATAGATATGCTTTATATGATGGTAAAGCATTATCATTAGAACATTTTATACAGTGGGTTAAAAAATTTGCTGTTAATTCTTTAGACGAAATTAAATTAGATTTTATAAAAAAAGAAAATAAATCAAATGAAATACTCCCGGGAGGACCTCCTTGTTTACAAGATTTACTTTCTCAAGGTGCTTTAGGAGAAGGTGGTAGAAATAATGGTCTATTTAATATCGGTGTTTATTTAAGAAAAAGGTTTCCAGAAGATTGGCAAGAAAAATTAGAAGAATATAACGATGAGTACATTGATCCACCATTAAAACCTAGAGAATTTACAACAGTATTAAATAGTTTAGATAAAAAGTCTTATAATTATAAATGTAAAGATAGTCCTATAAATTCAGTTTGTAATAAAACTAAATGTCTAACATGTGAATATGGAATAAGTGACGATGGTACTATGCCTGTTTTAAATAGTATTACTAAAATCCTTACTAATCCACCACAGTATTTTTTAACACTTAATGAAAGAAAGATTGGTCCATTAGCTAGTAAACAAATTTATAATTTTATGGATTTTAAACAAGTTGTGTTTGAAAATTTAGATATGTTACTTCCTAAAATTAATGATAAATTGTGGACAGAATCAGTAAATGATTTAATGTCTAGAGTTATTACTGTAGAAGCACCGAAAGATAGTAGTAATGAAGGACGATTGTTAGATTTATTAGAGAGATTTTGCACTGGCTCTACTTCATCAACAGAAGTAGAAGATATTTTAAGAGGTAAAGCTATTGTTAATACATCTCATACAGAATTTAGAATAAATGACTTAATGGAATTTTTAGATAGACATAGATTTAAAGAATTTAAATTAAATGAAATTACAGCGTATCTTAAAAATTTAGGCGCAGAACATTCTGGAAAAAAGATTAAAGGTAAATTTATGAATGTATGGTCTATAAAGAATTTTAGTGTACAAGAAGAAGAATTTACTCAACCTAAAATAGAAAAGGAGGCATATGAATAAAGAAAGAGCTATTAATGTATTACTCGACTTTGCAAAAAATTATGACAAAGATTGGTATGCAGTAGATAAAGATGGCTTGACTGCAGCGATTATTTTTTTAGAACAAGATATACAGAAAAATAAAAAAGATGCTAAAGTAGAAATACAAGGTGTGCAATTTAATATTAGAAAAGGAGTATAATGATATTATTTTTTGATACTGAAACTAATGGTTTATGGAGGAGAGATTTAAATTCAGATCACGAAGATCAACCAAGACTTGTTAGTTTAGCTTTTCAAGTTACTGATGATAATGAAAAAGTAGTGGCTCAATATTCGAGTAGAATAGAGCCTAAAAATACAACCATACCTAGTTTTAAAATACCAAAAGAAGCTGCAGATATACATGGAATATCTACTGAACAAGCTCAAGAAACAGGTATAAATCTTAATGTAGCATTAGCAGTTTTTACTTATTTTTCAAGTAAATGTCATACTTTAGTTGCTCATAATTTAGCATTTGATTTACAAATAATTCAAAGAGAAATAAATTTATTAAAGTTTATGTGGAAGATACCAGAAAATAAACATTGTACTATGATGACTTCTAAAGATGAAATGAAACTTGAAGGTAAATTTGATGATTATAAATTTCCTAAATTACAAGAATGTTTTGATTACTTTTTTCATAAAGGAGTACAAAATTATCATGATGCTTTATTAGATGTACAACTGTGTAGAGAACTTTATTTTCAATTAAGAAGAAAAGCAGTATTACTAAAAGGTCCTCAAGATATACCAAAAGAATTATTAAAAAGAATTGATGGAGAAAAATATAAAAACTTAGTTAAATTTTTACTTAATATTGATTCGACAAAAATAAATGAATGGGAAAATAATTTTTGTCAATCAGTTATTGAAAAGCTCGATAAGTATGACGAACACATTTTATTATCAACTAAACAGTATGATACATTAAGAAAAATTTATACTAAACATGGCTAAAAAATGAATTTACGTTTACATATTCCAGGTAAAGTATGGTGGATAGATAATTTTTTAGATTACAGTACATATAAAAATATTCATAACTCTATAATTAAAGATAGAAATAAAATAAAATTACATTCTATTGAAAAAGATTGGCCTAAGTTTTTATATGAAAATATACAACCACCTTTAAAAAGCGATATAATGTTAAATAAACCTTTAACTTATAGACCTTTTCAAAAACTTTTAACTTTAATAAAACACAATCCTTTTTTTAAATTAGACGATGTTGAAAAAAATGTTTTTTTGATTCATTATATGAAAAAAGGAGCAGGTATTAATTGGCACGATGATAGCAACTGGAAATATGGTATTACTTATTATGTAAATAAAAGATGGAGTAAACAATGGGGTGGAGAACTTTTGTTTTCTCATATTAAAGGATCAGGATATATTCCAATTATAGGAAACTCTTTGTTGATTATTAAATCGCCTATTCCACATAAAGTAGTGCCAGTAATAACAGACGTTATGCCTAGAATATCTGTTCAAATATTTATGAAATAAAATGAGTGAAACAATAAAAATATTCGGAAGTCCTGGTACAGGAAAAACTACAACATTATTAAATATATTAGAAGAAAAAATAAAAGAAGGTTATGAGCCTAGTAGAATAGGTTTTTTTTCTTTTACACGTAGAGCACTAAAAGAAGCTCGTAGGCGTGTCATACATAAATTTAATTTATCAGAAGATGATTTAGATTATTTTAGAACAATACATAGTTTGTGTTATAGAACTTTATCAATAAATAGTGGCCAGGTATTTAAAGGTGAACGTGTAAAAGAATTTTCTGAATTAGTAAGAGTAGAGATGTCAGGTGTATCAGAAGAAGATACAACTGGTTTATCTGTAGGAAGTAAAAAAGGGGATTTACTTTTATTTTGTGATGAGGTTTCTCGATCAAGTGAAAAAGATTTAAAAGCAGTATGGAAAGAATTAGAATGTGATCACTCTTTTGAAGAACAACAGTATTTTTCTTTAGCACTTAAAAATTTTAAAAGAGAAAAAAAATTATTAGATTTTACTGATATGCTTGATGCTTTTTTAATTGAAGAATATATACCTAGATTAGATATAGTTTTTGTTGATGAAGCACAAGATTTAACAACTAAACAATGGAAAGTAATAGAAAGATTAAGTGAAAGTTGTAAAATTAGATATATAGCAGGTGACGATGATCAAGCAATATATAAATGGGCTGGTGCAGATGTTAAAAAATTTTTATCTATTAAAGGTAACATACAAGTATTACCAGTATCATACAGACTTCCAAAAAAAATACACGGTCTTGCTAATCAAATATCAAATAGAATATCTTTAAGGCAACATAAAGAATGGGCATGCAGAGATGAAGAGGGAACTATTACAGAAATACAATCAATAGAAGATATTGATATGTCAAAAGGTAATTGGTTGATTTTAGCTAGATCAGGTTATCAATTAAATAAAGCAGAATCATACTGTAAAAGAATGGGTTGGTTTTATGAAAAAGGTTACAATGAATTTAGAGCTAATAAATATGTAATTGCAATTAGATCATGGATTGCATTAAATAATCAAGAAAAAATATCTTTTGATGAATTAAAAAAACTTTATTCTTGTTTAAAAACAAATGTAGGAGTAAAAAGAGGATTTAAAGGTTTGAAAAATATTGAAACTGATATAGATTTTGATTTAGAATATTTAAAAGAAAACGTAGGACTAATGGCAGAAGGTGAATGGCAAGATATATTACAAGGTTTAGATCCAGAAGATATTTTAATGTTTGAAAGTTTAGTAAAATCTAAGGATATTTTTAAAAATAAAGCAAGAATTAGATTGTCAACAATACATGGAATGAAAGGTGGAGAAAGTGAAAATGTTGTAGTTATGTCCGATATATCTTACAAAACTTGGAGAAAATTAAATACAGAACCGGACGATGAACATAGAGTATTTTATGTTGCAATTACAAGAGCTAAAAAAAATTTGTTTATATTACAACCTGAAACGAAGTATAACTATGATATTCGTTAATTTAAAAAAGAAAGAATTATGAAAGCATTAGGAACTTACATTTTTGCCGGTGGTTTTACCATTGGTGTTAGTAAACATTTTGACGTTCAAGCTCATTTTGAAATGAAACCTGGATTATACAAAAAAACATTTAAAGCTAATTTTCCTAACATACCAATTTACGAAGGTGAGGATGATTGGCCAAGAGAAAAATATAAAAATAAAATAGATTTTGTTTACTGTAATCCACCATGTGCGCCTTGGTCTAATTTAGGTGGAGCTCAAAAAGGTGCAGGAGCATGGAGAGATGATCCTAGAATTAAATGTTGGAGAGATAGTTTTAATTTATTAAAAGAATTAAAACCTAAAGCTATAGCAATTGAATCTGTTCCAAGAGTTTATAGTAAAAATGGCGGTCGACCGATGATCATGGAATTGACTGAAGAAGCTAATAAACTTGGTTATCAAGTAACTCATCTTTTAATTGATGGTGGCTTTACTGGTTTAAATCATTCAAGAAAAAGATTTTTCTTTATAGCAACTAAATATAATTTAAATGCAGGCGGTTTAAACTTTCAACCATTACCAACTGCAGGTGAAGTATTAAGTTCTTTTAAAAAAGAACATGGTGACATTGGTCATTTAATGAAATTAGGTGAAAATGAAAAACCTTATCTTAAACATTGTAAACAAGGAGAAAGTTTAAGGGTTACATGGGAAAGATATAATCCACCAGAAACTTGGGTTAGAGGTGGTATGCGTGGTGGAGTTAAAGGTAGACCACAATTTATGAAATGGAGATTAAAATCAGATGCACATATACCAGTTATTGCTGGAGGTTTTTATATACATCCTACAGAAGATAGATTATTTGGTCATAAGGAATTAGCTTATATGGCAGGGTATCCTGTAGATTACAAATGGGAAGGACCTGCTTCTTCTATCGGATCACAAATTGCAAGAGGTGTAATGCCACCTGTAGCTGAATATGTAGCAAGAATTATTAAAAATAGTATAGAAGATAAAACGAAAGCGAAAGAAGAATTAAAAATTGTAGATTATAGAAAAGTTCCAGAACAAGAGGCTTTGCTTTAATGACAAATTCTGGTATGTTTGAAGATATGGATAAAGATACACTAATAAGAGATATTGATGCTTTTCATAAAAAATATAAATTTGAAAAAAACGAAAAGGTAGGAATACCTGATAATAATGAACTCGTAAATTTTAGAACATCTTTTTTAATGGAAGAATTAGCAGAATATACTCAAGCAATTACTAAAAAAGATGCAGCAGGAGCTTTAGATGCTCTTGTAGATATAGTTTATATTGCTTTAGGTACAGCATGGCTTTTTAACTTACCTTTTAATAAAGCATGGGATGCGGTACAGAAAGCAAATATGAGTAAGATAAGAACTAAAAGCAAATCTAAAAAACGAGGTACATCATTTGATGTAGTCAAACCTAAAGGTTGGACTGCACCAGATATTGAACAAATTATAGAAGAAGAAAGGGAAAAACAAAATGAAGATATTAGTAACAGGATTTAATGCTTTATCAATTGGTACAGCTAGATCACCATTAAATATTGCTACATCAGCAAGAATTTTACCAAAAGTTTTAGAAGAATTAGGACATGAAGTAACTCAAAAAGCTATTGTCCCGGGAGAAGATGTATCAATGTATGATAAAGTTTTTGTTTATGTATTCGGACCTAATAGTCTTTCAGCAAGATATTGGTACGGTGCAGCATATACAATTATAAAAAGACCTGATGCAATAGTTTCTATTGATGACTGGCAAACAAAAGATTCAGTAAGTGGATTTAGAACATTTAGTAATGGTCATTGGAGAATATGGAAAAAACTTTCTAAAGCCGGAAATCCTGTAGGTAAAGTATATTGGGACGAGGCTCAACCATTTAAAAAAGAAATAGAGGATTTAGTAGATCATTTTGCTCATAAAGAATGGCCTCATAAATTGTTAATTCCAGCTTATGACGGTGGTAATTACGAAGAATTAGGTATGAAAGCAAAAGAAATAATTAATTGGGATCCTTCTGCTTATACAGATACATATTTAAAAAGTCCTGATAATCAAGAAGATTTATTAAATAATTTTGCACCTAATGATGGAATAAAAGAAAATGCTTGGATTTGTGCTAGTCTTGTAAGTAAACAAGGTTGGCTAAATGGTCAAAATTTTAAATGGAGAATTAAAACTTTTGGAAATCAAAGAGAAGGTCAAACACGATTAAAAGAACATGAAATGTTTCAAGAATATAGAAAAGTATGGGGAATAATAAGTCCACCACATTATCATACAGCTAAAGGATCAGGCTGGTGGAGAGTAAGATACAAAATGGCATTAGATGCTAAATGTATAGTTTATGCTCATCCTGAAGAAGCTAAAATTTTAGGTTTAACTTCTGATTTAAATAAAATAGAAAATTCTAATAAAGAAGAATTATTAAATATTTCAAGAGAACATATGGATGTTTTAAAAACTAAATTTTGGAATAGAGAAAGAACGAAAGAATTTTTTAGATGTTTATTAGAGGAAAAATCTTAATTGTAGAAGGACCAGATGGTGTAGGTAAAACTACACTTATTGATAGAATCAGAAGAAGATTTAAGAATAATTTTTACATGCATTTAAGAGTGCATAAGAATATGTTATTATGGCATACAGCCACTGCAAGAATGGCTATAAAAAAACAAATGATAGGTAAGTTAGTTTTATTAGATAGACATTGGCCTAGTGAACAATTTTATTCTTATATTAGAAGTAAAGGACCTAGTTATAATCCTAGATATTTGTATAATAAATTAAAAGAAAGAAATGCAAAATATATTTGGTGTATACCAGAAGATAAAACACAAGTAAAAGAAAATCATAGAATAAACAGGACTAAAAGAAATGAAGAATATTGGGATATTGATAAAGTCATAGATGGTTATTATCACGCTTGGTATTCAAGAATGGAAAGTAAAAATTTTATTGGATCATTGTCTCCTCTTAAAGAAAGAGCCGATTTCATAAGATATGATTTTTATAAAGATGGACATAAAATGGACGAATTTATAGATAGGATAATAAATTAATGAAAGATATAAATTTAAATTATAAAAAAATGTTATGGGACGTGTATCGTCAACCAGATTTTATTTGTAAACCAAGAGATTTAAAAATAAGCGAAAAAATAAATCATACTTGGAAAGTTGATATGGATGATCCTATTATTACTTTACCAGAAAGAAAACTATCTTATCCATTTATGTTTGGTGAAGCTACATGGATGCTTCAAGGTAAGAACGATGTAGAAAGCGTAAGTAAATATGTAGGAGGAATTACAAGATTTAGTGACGATGGTGAAACTTTTTTTGGTGCATATGGACCTAAAATAATTACTCAATGGGGTTATGTAGTTAAGACATTAATCACTGATCAAGATAGTAGACAAGCAGTAATTAGTATATGGAGAGAAAATCCTAGATCAAGTAAAGATATTCCATGTACACTTACTTTACAATTTTTTTTAAGAGAAGCAAGCGATGAATTATGGTTACATACTATTGCTAATATGAGAAGTAACGATGCTTGGTTAGGTGTACCATATGATACTTTTAATTTTAGTGCTATATCTTTTTTTATTGCATTACATTTAAATAAATTAGGAGTTAAATGTAAATTAGGTGAATTAACTATTCAAGCCGGTAGTAGACATATTTATGAAACTGATTACAAAAAATTAGATAGTGTTTTTACATCTCATTTTGATGATAAATCTGAAATTTCTTTAAATAATCTTATTGATAAATATAAAGATAGACCTTTAAAATTTATTAAAATTTTAGAAGAAATGGCAGATTTAGAAGGTACAGAGATAAGACCTAATGGTATGTTATCAGAAAGGCTTAATTACCTTCTTTATGGATAATTATAGACCACCAGCAGATTTTTATTTTTTAAGAATGGCTAAATTAGTTTCTGAAAGAGGAACTTGTGCTAGGAGAAAAGTTGGTTGTGTATTTGTAAATAAAAAAAATCATGTGATAGCTACAGGATATAATGGTAATCCTTCTGGATTTGAACATTGCATAGATAATCCGTGTTCTGGTTCTACTTCTGAAAGTGGAAAAGATTTAGATAAGTGCGAAGCAATACATGCAGAGCAAAATGCATTACTACAATGTAAAGATGTTTATGACATTGATAGAGTTTATACTACATTAGAACCTTGTATTCATTGTATAAAACTTCTTTTAAATACATCCGCTAATCAAATAATTTTTGGAGAAAGATATGTTCATACTAAAGCTAGAGAATTGTGGGAAAAGTCTCAAAGAAATTATACATATATAAATTTAAAATATTTAATAGGAAAGACAAACTAATGTTTAATTTAAATAAAATAGATACAGCAACTTATATTGCTATAGATACAGAAACACATGATCCTAAACTAAAGACACATGGACCTGGAGGTTTTAGAAAAGATGGTCACGTAGCAGGCATATCTATTGCAACAGATACAGGTTTAAATGAATATTATCCTATCGGTCATCAAGGCGGAGGTAATTTAGACAAAGAAAAAGTAATTAGATTTATTAAATACATTTATAACAGATGTGAAGAAAAACGTATTTCAATGGTATTTGCTAACGCAATGTATGACGTAGAGTGGCTTTATTCACTGGATAATAGACTTACCCTTAGTAAGTATCATAGGATTTTCGATATTCAAACTATTGAACATTTATTAGATGAAAATAAATTAAAGTATTCTTTAGATTCACTTGCCAAATTTTATTTGAGAAAATCTAAGTATGAAGTTGAATTAGAAACTGCAGTGATCGCTAAGTTTGGAAAGCGTGCTAAAGTAAAAGAAAGCTTGTGGAGATTACACGCAAACGAAGTTGCTGAGTATGCTAAAGCAGATGCAAAATTGACTTTAGATATTTTTCTAAAACAACAGCCAAGAATTGAAAGAGAACAAGTACAAAGTATTGTTGTATTTGAATCAAGATTAATACCTTTATTATTTCATATGCGAAAAGGTGGAGTACGAGTAAACATTTCTAGAGCAGAAGAATTGTATGACGAATTAGAAAAAAAACAACAAGATCATCAATCAATACTAAATAGACTTGGAGGAAGTGAAGTTAATGTATGGGCAAATGCTTCACTAAAACAAGCATATGATAATAATTCGATTCAGTATAACCACACCGCAAAAGGAACTCCGAGTTTCACTGCGAGTTGGTTGGAAACTCAAATTGATGACGTTTCTAAAACTATATTACAAATAAGAAAGTTAGACAAGATTAGAAATACATTTATTAAAAACATGATTCTAGATAAAGCTAAGAATGGAAGAATATATTGTAGCTTTAATCCTATGGGTACTGTTACAGGTAGATTTAGCTCTCAATATCCTAATCTACAACAAGTGCCTGCGAGAGATCCAGAACTTGGTCCGATGATCAGAAGTTTGTTTTTACCAGAAGAAAATCACGATTGGGTAGCTTGTGATTATGCACAACAAGAACCAAGAGTGTTAGTACATTATGCTAGTCTAAAATTAATGGATACAGCAATGTCATTACAAAAAGAATATCTAAATAATCCTAAAACAGACTTTCATTCTATGGTAGCTAAAATGGCTGGTATACCTAGAAAACAAGCCAAAACTATTAATTTAGGTTTATTTTATGGTATGGGAAATAAAAAACTTGCTGCTGAATTAGGTTTAGAATTAGATCAAGCTTATGAATTATTTAATAATTATCATGGTAAAGTACCATTTGTTAAAGAATTATCAAGACAAGTATCTCATGTTGCAAGCACCAGAGGTTACATAAAAACTTTATTAGGTAGAAAAAGAAGATTTGATTTATGGGAACCAAGAGATGAGTGGGGACAAAAAGCATATCCATTATCAGAAGCATCAACTAAATATCATAAACAAGAATTAAAAAGAGCTTATACTCATACTGCTTTAAATGCTTTGATACAAGGTAGCTCTGCAGATATTACAAAAGCAGCAATGTTAAAAATATGGGAAGATGGATATTTAGATTATATTGATTTAAAATTAACTATACATGATGAATTAGATTTTTCTGTTGATAAATTACAACAAAAATGTTTAAATGAAGCTATACATATTATGAAAAATTGTGTAGAAATAAGTGTACCTTTAGAAGTAGATGTTGAGAAAGGAAGTAATTGGGGTACAGCAAAATGAATTATGAAAATAGGATTCTTAGGACTAGGAAAATTAGGTTTACCTGTTGCACTAGCAGTAGAAAGTAAAGGACATACTGTTTTTGGTACAGATATAAATGATATTACATTAAGAAATATAAGATTTAAAACACTCAATTATAAAGAAAAAGGTGCTCAAGAACTACTAAATAATTCTAAAATTGAAATAAAAAATGTTGAGCAAATAGTTTCTGATTCTGATATAATTTTTGTTCCAATTCAAACACCTCATGAAGAAAAATATGAAGGTATAACAAGAATACCAGAAGAAAGAAAAGATTTTAACTATGAATATTTAAAGAAAGGAATAAAAGAATTAAATGAAGAAATCGAAAAACAAGGTAAAGATAAAGTTGTTGTTATTATATCTACTGTCCTTCCTGGTACTATTACAAAACATATTAAACCAATTTTAGGCAAACATTTAAAACTTTGTTATAATCCATATTTTATTGCTATGGGTACTACAATTGACGATTTTTTAAATGCTGAAATAAATTTATTTGGTGTTGATGATATCAATGCATTAGAGAAAGCAAAAGAATTTTATAAAACAATAAACAATGCTCCTTTATTTGATACAACAATTGAAAATGCAGAATTAATTAAAGTTGCTTATAATACATTTATTTCAACTAAAATTGCTATGATTAATACTTTGATGGAAACTTGCCACAATTTACCAAATACAAACATAGATGATATTAGTAGAGCTTTTTCTTTATGCACAACAAGATTAATAAGTGACAAATATCTATATGGTGGAATGGGAGATGGAGGTGGTTGTCATCCTCGTGATAATATAGCTCTTAGTTACTTAGCTCAAAAATTAAATCTTTCACATAATTGGTATGACAATATTATGAGACAAAGAGAAAAACAAACTGATTGGTTAGCAGATTTAATTATTTCTGAAAAATTTGAAATGGATATAAATATTTTAGGTAAATGTTTTAAACCTGAAACTAATTTAACGCTTGGTAGTCCTAGTTTATTGTTGAAAAACATTTTAGAAGAAAGAGGAGAAAAAATTAAAATATGGGATCCATATGTTGATACAAAAGATTTAAAAGATATTTCTCAAGAAATGGAATGGGAAACGAAACCACAATTATTTTTTATTGGAACAAAACACGAAGTATTTAAACAGTTTTACTTCTATCCTAATTCAATTGTGATTGATCCATTTAGGTATCTAAAGTTAGGAAATGATGTAAAGTATATACCTATTGGAGACAATACATGGAAGCAAAAGACAGAGTAAAGATAATAACCGATTGGATAAAAGACTATGTTGAGAGTATGGATACTCCAGCTAATTGTTTAGTTGTAGGAGTTTCTGGTGGAATTGATTCATCAGTAGTTTCTACATTGTGTGCACGTACTGGAATAAAAACACTCGTAGCTTCCATGCCAATATCTCAAAGACCCGAGCATCATGATTTATCAATTAAACATGCTCAATGGTTAACTAATAAATTTCAAAACGCATATAATGTTGAAATTGATCTAACATATCCTTTTCTTACTTTTGAAAATAGTTTGAAAGATAAAAAATTTACTTCTGATTTAGGTTTTGCTAATTCTAAAGCAAGATTAAGAATGATGACTCTATATCAAATATCAGCAAGTACATCAGGTATAGTTGTTGGCACAGGAAATAAAGTTGAGGATTTTGGTGTAGGATTTTATACAAAATATGGGGATGGTGGTGTTGATATATCTCCAATTGCTGATTGTAATAAAAGTCAAGTTTGGTCTATGGGAAAAGAATTAGGAATTTTAGAAGAAATACAAATGGCTGAACCTACAGATGGATTATGGTCTGACGGTAGAACAGATACAGATCAATTAGGAATGAGTTATAAAGAGATAGAACATTTAATGACAAGACCAGATGAAGTCGGTTATGAAAAATATCTTGCAATTAGAAAGAAGAATTTGCATAAGATGAAACCAATACCTGTATGTAAATTCGATGGAAAAGACACTCTGGACACAGATCAGAAAGAAACTTAAAAATTTTTTTATACAAAGAATTGAAACACAAATAGAACGAGGGATCCCTGATGTTCATTATGTTACTTATGGTGGTCATTGTGGTTGGATTGAAGGTAAATATGTTAAAACTCCTAAAAGAAGAAAGACAAAAATTAAAGTTGGTCTTACGATAGAACAACTTGCATGGCATAAATCATACGAATTTTATGGCGGTAAAGTATTTATACTTGTTAAAAAAGATAGAGATGTTTATTTGTTTCATAGTAAAGATGGTGAAACTCTTGCTAAAGGTGTTACACCAGAAGATTTTAATAAATATAGTATAACTAAAGATTGGAACAATATAGAAAATTTTTTGTCGAATAACTAATTTTAAAAAAATATAATTAAGTATTACATAAATAT